AAGAAGAACTAGATTCGGTTGCAGAAATGGGCGATGAAGCTATGCCTGATGAGGAGTTTATGACTCGTGCTTTGCCAGACGAGCTAGAAGTCGGTGACTTTGTTTCTTGGCGTGCTTCAGGCGGTAGAGCCAGAGGAAGAATTACAAAGATTGTCCGTGATGGAGACCTAAGCGCTCCTAAAAAAGACTTTATTATTACTGGAACCCCTGATGACCCAGCAGCGCTGATTCGTATTTACGAGCAGTCTGAAGACGGCTGGAGAGATACTCCAGTTCTAGTAGTTCACAGATTTACTACCTTGACCAAGATTGAGGACCTAGAGGGCAGAGCTATAAACCAGAAAGCTCCTGCTTACATGAGAGCTGCTGCTCGCCGTGGACTAGAGCTATACGAAGAAGGATTCGGTGGCACTGGACTAACTCAGAAGACAGTTCGTGAAGCTCGTCTTATGGCAGAGGGTCAAGTCTCCGATGACAAGTGGATACGCATTGCTGCTTGGATTGCTCGACACATGCCAGACCTAGACGCTCCAAAGAATTCAAACAGGAATGATCCTGAGTATCCAGGTGCAGGATTAGTAGCACATTTACTCTGGGGTTCAGGACCAAGCAAGAGGGCAGCGGAGCGTGCTATGAGCTACGCTGAGGGAGTTGTTGCTAGGATTAGAGCAGAGGAAAGAACTATGACTGACACTACTGAGAAGCTAAACCGCTGGGCGGATGTAGCTCGTGCAATCCAGAAGAAGATTGACGGCGAGCCTGCTATCAAGGAACCAGAAATCCGCACTACTAACACCGACTTTGAGTTGCGTGCTGAAGGCGGAGACGGCATGACCTTTAGTGGTTACGCTTCAGTATTCAACAGCTCATCCGAGGACCTAGGTGGTTTCCGTGAGTTTGTAGCCCCTGGTGCTTTCAAGCGCTCGCTACAGGCACGCAACGAAATCAAGCTTCTATGGAACCACGACACTAACGAGCCACTTGCTTCGGTTCGCGGTGGAAGCCTTCAGCTTGTTGAGGACAACCACGGACTAAAGGTCACAGCAAAGCTACCAAACACAACTCGTGGTAGAGATGTTGCTGAGCTTCTTCGCTCAAAGGTCATTGACTCAATGTCATTCGGTTTCAATGTCATCAAGGACTCTTGGTCAAACAATGGTTCGGTTAGAACTCTTGAGTCAGTAAGACTTTCGGAAGTCTCGGTTGTGACATTCCCTGCGTACACCGCGACTACCGCGACTGTCAGGTCAATGCAACCAACCATTGACGCAGATGAACTTGCTAACGCACTTCTAAAGCTAGAGTCAGGTGAAGACTTGGATGAAAAGTCAGCTACCCTGATTACAGATGTCGTTGGCAAGCTAAGACAGCAGCCTGAATCTGAGGTCGGGGCTGACGGTAATGGTCTTGCCTTGCTAGACCTAAAGAAGAAACAACTTGACCTACTACTGAAAAGGATCTAAATGGCTACCAAACAAGAAATCAAAGACGCTATCCTAAAGGCGGCTGGCAACCCATCAGTAGGCGTTATTGCTGAGATGGCAGACCAGTTTGCTGAGGCTGTACTTGCCCTAGAAGAAAAGTCTTCGACACCTGCTAAAGAAGTCAGGGTTGTCGAACCTAAAGAAATCAGGTAAACTGATTTCCTGCCCCCACCAAGTATTCCCTTCCTTGGTGGGGGCCTTTTCTTTTACCGTGTTTTTTCCAACTAATAGACTTGTAGTTATCAGTTGAGTGTTAGCACCGCTGTATCTGTTGAGTGTCAGCACCGCAGGAATCCCCTACCAATAACTATTCAAGGAGACTAAATGTCTGAATTTGTAAAGTCTCAGGTAGAAGTTCGCAACAACTTGATTGCTCAGGCACGCGAGGTCCTAGACCTAGCTACTGCCGAGAACCGCGGACTATCATCTGAGGAAAGCGAAAAGATTGCTCGCATTGAGGCTGACATTGACCAGCGCGATGCAGCGATTGACACCGCACGCAAGCTAACCGAGCGCGAGAACCGTGCTTACGAAGCTGCTGCAACACTAAACACAACCGTTGAGGAAAGCCGTCAGTCAGAGTCTGACATCCTTCGCTCAATCGCTATGGGAGAAATCCGTGGCGGACACGAGTTCAAGTCTGAGAAGCGTACCCTAACTTCTTCTGACAACACTGTTCCAAAGAGCTTCTACGACCAGGTATTCCAGATCGCTAGACTTGCTGGTCCAATGCTTGACCTTGGACAGGTTATCAACACAACTACTGGTGAGTCACTAACCATCCCAACCCTAACTGCTCGCTCAACCGCGACCATCAAGGGACAGGGTGTACAAATCTCTGACTCCGACCCAACATTCAGCTCAATCGTTTTGGGTGCTTTCAAGTACAGCTTCCTAGTACCTGTTGCAAACGAACTATTGAACGATGCAGGGTTTGACCTATCAGCGCTTATCGCTGAGCAGGCTGGTAACTCAATCGGATTCGCAGTAAACACTGGTCTAACCACTGGAACTGGAACCGTTGAGCCTACTGGTGTTATGACCGCTGCTTCATCTGCCGTTACTGGTGGAACTGGAGTATCTGGTGCGCCAACATACGAGAACATCGTGGACTTGGTTTACGCACTAGATGGACAGGCACGCTTGCTTCCTGGTGTTGGATTCATCACCGCAAAGACTGGTCTTGCTGCACTTCGTAAGATCAAGGATGGCGATGGTCGCTACATCTGGACTGAAGGCGGAAACGCTGCTCAGAACCAGCCAGCAACCCTACTTGGCTACCCAGTATATGAAAATCCTGCTGTAAGTGCATTAGGCACAGCGGCATTCAGCCTAGGCTACGGACACATGCCGTCATACAAAATTAGAACCGCAGGCGGTATCCAAGTGGCACAGTCATCCGACTTCGCGTTCGACAAGGATGTAACCACATTCCGTGTCACCATGCGCGTAGACGGAAACCTAACCCACGCTTCACATGTTGTGAAGTTCAAGGGTGGCGCAAGCTAAACCCTAGCTAAAAAGCTGAAAGACCCCAAGCGTGTAGGTTCGCTTGGGGTCTTTCTTTTGCTATGCTGGGAACAAAGAAAGGCAACCTACATGTCTAAAATAAAAGGGACTGTTTCCGTATTCTCAAATTCACCTGGACAACCTACAGGCTACGGCATTGCTACTGAAGCACTTATACAAAGACTAAAAAGAGACGGCGCAGATGTAGCTGCTATTTCTAACTACGGAAACGAAGGCATCAAGACTCAGTTTGCCACAGAATACGGCGATGTGCCTGTCTATCCGCGTGGCTCGGATGTCTACTCAAATGATGGCGCTATCTTGGGTCACAAGCATTGGCGAGCGCTAAACAAAAAGCAACCTGATCTGCTTATCACGCTTTACGATGTGTGGGTGTTTCAGGGCAAGGCTTGGGATGGATTGAATGTAGCGTCTTGGACACCGATTGACCACAGCCCAGTTCCACCAGGCGTAGCCAAGTGGAGTGCAAAAGAAAATGTCACGCCTCTTGCAATGTCAAAATTCGGTCAGAAAGAGCTGCAAGCTAAGGGCATAGATTCCATCTACATTCCGCACTCTATAGATACCAAGGTTTTCAATCGCAGAGAAAAGATTGCAGGTCAGTCAATCGAGGATTACATGGGCTTTGGCAAGGACCGCTTTGTAGTCGGCATGAACGCGGCTAATAAGTCTGGCGGTATTATCCACCGCAAAGCCTTTGGTGAAAACCTTATGGCGTTTTCTATCTTTGTCAAAAAGCACCCAGACGCAATCCTTTACATTCACACAGACCCAGTTAGCGGTCACGGCTGGAACCTGATGGCCCTTGGTGAGATTTTAGGTATTCCAAAGGACAACATGGCTTTTGTAGATCCTGTCAGCTACCGATTTGGTATTAGCCAAGAAGACCTAGCTGGAATCTATAGTGCTTGGGATGTAATGCTTGCCACAAGCTATGGAGAGGGATTTGGTATTCCAACAGTTGAGGCTCAAGCCTGTGGCGTGCCAGTAATCGTGTCTGACTTTGCTGCTTCGGCTGAGTTAGTAGGCGAAGGATGGACTGTTGGCGGTCAGCCTTTGTACGACAACTCTCAAGGCTCGTTTTTTACCATACCTTCGGTTCCACTAATTGTGCAGGCATTAGAAGAAGCTTACGAAAGAGGAAAAGGCAAATCCGATAAAGCTATTGAGTTTGCTAAGCAGTACGACCACGATGTCGTGTGGGATAAGTATTGGACACCAGCACTAAAGAAGCTACTTAAGTGATTCCAGTCTTAGGCTTCTGTACCCTAAGCCGTTTTGACTTAGCGGAACGCCTGATGCTTTCTATTGACTATCCAGTTGAGCATTTGGTTGTTATTGACAACTCAGGCACGCAAAACTGGATGCCACCACGAGTAGCCATGGCTAAGAATCAGTGGAACATCCAAGTACCACACGGACTCGGTTTAGTTGGCGCTTGGAACCTAATTGTCAAAACCACGCCACTTGCTCCTTACTGGGTACTTGTAAACGATGACGCTTGGTTTGAGCCAGGCGCACTAGCCAAGATTGCGGAACAAGCTGACCCAAACGCGCTTTCTTTTCCAGACATCGTGCCAGATTGGTCATGTATCGTGCTTGGAGAGCGCGTGGTAGAGAAGGTAGGGCTTTATGACGAGCGTTTTTACCCGCTTTACTTTGATGACAACGATTATGAGCGCCGAATTGACAAAAAAGGCATTGAAATCAAGCGTATTGAGGCCAAAGTTCATCACGACAACAGCTCAACTATCAAAAGTGGCTTTGAAAGCCAAAATTCGGTCAGTTATCGAGCAAATCAGGCTCTTTTAGATACAAAAATAGCGGAAAACGACTATTCAGAGGGTCAGTGGAGCCTAAAGGTCAGGAGAAACAACTCTTGGGAGTAGTTTACACAGGCGGGACCTTTGATTTGTTCCATGCGGGACATGTGGAGTTTCTAAAACGATGCTCGGAGCTGGGAAGCGTTGTGGTCTCGCTAAACACCGATGAGTTCATAGAAGAATACAAAGGTAAGCCACCAGTAATCAGCTACGCAGATCGCAGAGATGTTTTGCTTGCGTGTAGGTATGTAGATTCGGTTGTGCCTAACATTGGGGGGCCAGATAGCCGCATAACGATTGACTCAGTTATGCCTGACCTAGTTGTCATCGGTTCTGATTGGGCTAGGCGTGATTACTATACGCAGATGGCTTTTGACCAAGATTGGCTAGACGAACGAGGAATAGGGCTTTGCTACATTCCCTACACACAAGGAATTAGCTCAACAGCCATCAAGGAGCGTATGCTGTTTAGGCGATAGACTAGACCTAGATTTAGCAAAGGAAACCAATGGCAATCACCAATGGATATGCGACCCTAGCTCAAGTAAAAGGCGCACTCCGCATTACAGACAGCGTAGATGACTCTCTACTAGAAATGGCTATCGAGTCTGCTTCACGACTTATTGACGGCTATACCTATCGGTACTTTTACAACGCAGGAACCGCAACCAGAGACTTTGTTGCAGCAGATTCTTACCTGACAATCATTGACGATTTGATTAGCCTGTCTGAGCTAAAGACAACTGATGAAATTGGTAGCGTGTATGTCACTTGGGGAACAGCAGATTACCAGCTACGCCCAGTAAACGGAAAGCAAGATGGACTAAATGTTCCATACACAAGCATCCTGTCTACTGATGACTTGCTATTCAACATACTTGGCGAGCAAGCCCTTGTTCGTGTGACTGGCGTGTGGGGCTGGTCAGCAGTTCCAATCGCTGTGACTCAAGCAACTATTATTCAGTCATCCAGAATCTACAAGCGCCTTGACTCACCTCTTGGTGTTGCAGGATTCGGTGATCTTGGAGCTATCCGTGTTGGTCGTTCACTTGACCCAGATGTTGAGCAGCTAGTTATGCCTTACCGCATTATGAGGACCTTCAGCTAATGGCATCTATCTCAGACATCCGCGCTGGGATTGCAACCAACCTTGCAACCATTACTGGTCTTCGCACAGCCGCAGAGATTCCAGATAACCCAAACCCACCAATAGCTATTGTGTCTTTGGATTCGGTCAATTATGACAGGGCCTACGCCAAGGGGCTAGTAGAGTACAACTTTACGGTCACGGTGATTGTGGGTCGTTCAGCCGAGCGTATTGCTCAAAGAGCGCTAGACACTTACATTTCAACAGGGGCAAACTCTATCAAAAATGCGATAGAGTTAGACAAGAGCCTTGGCGGTAAAGCCTACGATTGCCGAGTAGCTTCATTGAACTCGATTGGTTCAATTCAACTAAATGACAACACATACCTGGCTGCTGACTTCACGGTCACAGTCTTAGCAAACTAGGAGAAATACACATGCCAAAGTTTTACGCTGCGGATTACAAAATTACCGTAGGAACCGCAAACCTCAGCACTTCAGTAAACTCAGTAACCCTTGACATCACAGCAGACGAAGTAGAGACAACCGCTTTCGGTTCGTCTTACCGCACTCGCATTGGTGGCCTAAAGGATGCTTCAGTATCCCTTGACTTCATGCAGGACTTTGGTGCAGGAGCCGTAGACGCACTACTGTTCCCACTATTGGGATCTACAGTTGCAGTCAAAATTGCACCTACCTCTGGAACCGTTACTGCCACAAATCCGCAGTACGAGTTCAACGCGCTTGTAACCCAGTACTCGCCTTACGCTGGCGCAGTGGGCGATTTGGCTACACTTTCAGTTTCATGGCCTGTAGACGGCGCAGTAACTAGAGCCACAGCCGCAGCCTAATCCGCTAGGATAAAAGAATGAGACTAAACCTACAAGTTGCTTACTCTGCTAAACCAGATGAGCTAAAAGAAGTCATTTGCAATCCGTCTGACATGGTAAAGCTTGAAACTAAGTTTGACATGTCAATAGCCAGTCTTGAAAACAACATCAAGATTACTCACTTGCTTTTCCTAGCTTGGGCAAGCGAGTCCCGCACTAAAGCAACTACTCTTTCGTTTGAGGAGTGGGTGGACACCGTAGAAAGTGTTAGCCCGTCTGAACAAAAAAAATAGTTGGGCTTGGTGAATCGTCAGCTCATTGGTACATAGCCACATTAGCTGTCGAGACAGGCATCAGTCCCCGCGAGCTTATGCAGCTTGACGAACGGATGCTCTGGACCATTGGTCGCTATCTTGTATGGCGAGCTACGCACCAAGCACCTAAGCGCTGAGAAGAAGCACCCTTCGGGGTGCTTCTTTTTTGTTCGGTAGACTTGAGTGAGATAGGCGGACTAAATGGCATTGAAACTTTACACTGGGCGCAATAGCGCTTTGAAGGTTTATGCCACCGACTGGAAAATCTTTGCTAAAGAGCTTTACAAAACCGACAAAGAAGTTTCTTTTCAACTCAAAAAAGACTTTAAGGGCATTATGCGAGGTCCTCAAAAGGCCGTTAGAGATGGGCTAGGTAAACTTGGTAGAAACGGTCCTTTTGTAGCTTCCGAAAGAAATGGTATGGCTCACGGTGGTCGCACTGGTTGGGGTAGAGATTTCGGTTCGGTTGGTAGTCCAGTTAGCGGAGCCAAACGCTACCCACATGATTCGGTTCTAGTCGAAGCTTTCAATAAACCTAAGCGTGGACAAACTGGTATTGCCAGGCTAAGAGTCAGGTCTGCTGCAACAGTAATAGCTGACTTGGCAAAAAAGAGCAATGGAAGCCGAAGGACTCGGATGTATAAAATCAGAGAATTTGGCGGCGAAGAAATTATGAGAACTCACCAAGTAAAGCCTGACTCAGTTCAAAAACTTCTTAACAAACTTGGACCAATTTCAAAGCCAAGCAAAAAGGGCAAATCCCGAAATGTTTACCCAGCCTTTGATGCTTCATACCCAGAAGCAGCTAGAGAGGCTGAAAAAGCGATTGACAAAGCTGTCAGAATAGTAGAAGCCAACATTGATAGGAATACCCGATGAGTCAAATGTTCTTGAATGTCGTCAGCACATTCAAAGGAGACGGCCTTGCGGCTGCAACACGCCAGCTAGGGGCATTTGGGCAGGCCAGTAATGGTCTTGGAAGCACCTTAGGAAAAGTCGGTGCTGCCCTTGCCTCATTTGGTATTGCCGCTAAAGCTGTTCAATTCGGTAAAAACTCTATTGAGTCTGCTCGTGATCTTGAAAGAAACCTTTTTTCGGTTGGAACAATATTTGATGAATTTTCCCCAAAAATTGTTCAGTTTACCAAAGACGCGGCACAACTAGGCCTTAGTCAAAAAGATGCAGCTAAGGCATCTACATTTCTAGGTTCTGTTCTAAAGCAATCTGGCTTCAGTATGGACTTTGTAACTACTGAGACTCAAAAGCTTGTAAGCCTTGGTGTGGACCTAGCCGCAACCTATGGCTACGATGTCCAAGAAGCTTTGCTTGGTATGACCGCACTGTTCCGTGGCGAGTACGACCCGATTGAGAAATTCGGTGTTGCTATGAAGCAATCCGAAATCAATGCTGAGCTTGTAGCCCAAAAACTAGATCATCTAACTGGTGCAGAACGCCGTAATGCTGAACAGACAATTCGGTTGGAACTTCTTTACCAGCGTGCCGCTGATGCAACTGGAGCCTTTGGCGCTCAGTCTGGCAACCTTTATGTAGAGCAAAAAAAGCTTCAAGCTCAGTTTGAGAACATACAAGCTCAACTTGGTACAGATTTACTACCTGTATTTGGAAAGCTTGTTGAAGCTCTTGTTCCATTAGTAGATGACCTAACTCCAAGGCTTGCTCAGGCAGTTCAAGATTCAATTCCTGTTTTAGAAACAATGGTTGGTGTTCTCTCGGACATGAGCGATGAGACAACTACTACTGGTCAAACATTCGGGGTTTTGTCAGAAGCACTAGGCACAACTTTTAGAATCTTTGCAGAAAACATAGGTCTAATTGTTCAACTCGCTGGAGTTTTCTTAGCATTGAGAACAGCAGTAGCGCTATTTGCGATTGCTTTGAAAGTAACA